ATGAACTGACGCAACTTATTATCGTTATGGATTCTATTTAATTTTACATTGTTATAGTTTAGTAAATATTCATATATAAATTGTTCCAAGTCAGAGTTGTTCTGTTCTCTAATAGAAGCACTGATCATCTTGTTAATCAATTGTTTAACTTTAAAGTTTCTATAAACAAACTCAACTATTTCATTATTAGAAAGTTTCAATTATTAGTTTTATTTTATTTAGCAACCATTCGGGGTCTTTTAGCCTATCACCTTTTCTTGTATCTCTATCTTGGTTATACTTATCTTTGTTATTGATATAATAAGTCTTGTAATAGTTCCTATAATTATTTGGATCAATCAATTTCTTTTTTCTTTGATAGTCTCTTGCATAGGCTCTCCTTTTATTTGATTGTTTCATATTACACTGAAGCCTCCTACTCCTCTTTTACTTTTTGCCTTTAGTGCAAGTGCTAATGAAATTATTGTGTCATCATTAAAACCATTCATAGCATTATAAACTACTCTTCTCGTCTTTGGTGAGTATATAAAAGTGTAAGTATTTAGTTCTTGAGTTAAGGCTGGGAACAATTTTTCTGTAGGTATATGCAATTGTTCTGTTTGAAACGCTAATATCATCTCTTCTACAATCTCATTTTTTGTTTCATTTGTAGTAAGGAATGGACGAATAGTTGGTGTTGTTTTTCTGAGTAGATCAAACACTACATCTCCTATCCCGTTTGTCTCACAGAAAGTATTGGCTCCCGGGTATTTTTTTATTACATCACTGATACTCGATATAATATTACTCCAGTCTTTCTTATTATCTCTATATATTTCAACTACCTCTGCTTTACTATTTAGAACGGTTACAACGGTGAAGTCGTTTTGTCTACCTAAGTCTATACCTATTGCGTAAGGACCTTCCTGTTTGTTCCCCTTGAAAGAATGAATAGTCTGACACTGCTTTACATTCTTAAATACTGAACCACCATCATCTAAAAATTCTGCATTATACTCTTGCTTAAATATATTATCAGGTAGAGTTTGTTTTGCATCTTCAACTTCAGTTTGTGAGTAGAATGGATTATCTACATAGTGACCAAATAGATATTGATAGTTGTCGTTGTCTGATTGCCCTAACATACACGCTTGATAAAAGAAACCAACTTTACCTCTTGGAGTTGAAGCCATAACACATTGCTTACCTATAACATTCATAGTAGGTCTTATAATATTCCAAGCTTCATCTGGTTGAAACGCTGCTTCATCTATAAATACATAGTTTACTGATAGACCACGAATGGTGTCAGGATTAGTTGCTGACCGAAAATATATTTCTGATCCATTGATAAACGCAATAATATTATCTGATTTGTTAAACGATTTTATAACTCCTGATTGTTGTAAGTTGCCATATAACTTATTCATAACAATTTTAGATAGTGCATAAGTTGGAGTTACATATAAACATTTTGAATTTGAATTTAATGCTCTGGACATTAAAATATTCTCAAGTATAGTTGATTTAGAAAATTGCCTACTGGCATTTAGTGCCACATATCTTTTTGTAGAATTTAGAATTTGTAAAGCAATCTCAGCTTGTTTAGGGAAGAGCTTTATACCTTTTATTGTCATTAAAACACTCAATTTGTTTTTGGCTTATCTCTGATCCAATATATCTACATCCCCTATACCTATACCCCAAGGAGGATCTGTGATAATGAAATCAAATTCATCATCTTTATACTTTTTTAAATGATCTAAACAATCACCTAATATAACCATATTTAAAAATTATTTTTATATACTATCAATCCATTTTGTATCATCTTCATCACTTTTAGTATTATCAATTAACTTAATTTCGTTTGTTGGTGGCAATTGATTTTGGTCTGCACCGATTTGAAATACTATACTATTGTTTTGTATATTTATTTGGTTCTCAATATTCGTATAGCCTCTTTGTTTGGCTAAGCATGACAAAAAGAATTTGATTGCTGATATATTCTTTTCATCACACATCTCTAATAGTTTACTTTCAACTTTATCAAAGCTCATCTCTCTTATATCATAACATTGCTTTGCGAAGTTCGCATCTTCTTTTAACCATTTATTTACTCGAGTTCTATCAACTGAATCTAAATTTTGTATTGCTGGACCAATCAAACCACGTGACTTAACTAAGTTCTTTATTAATTGCTCTTTGAGTAATTTTATGGTTAAAGTTGGTTTGTTCTTGGCACCTTTAGGTCTTCCTGGCGGCATAAATTTTTTTATTTATTTGTATAATTACATATATTAAAATTTAGACATTTTGTTTAAAAAAAAGACCTTAGTGCATGGCTCAATTTGCACTAAGGTCCTGATCACAACATAAAGAAACGATTTTATTGATACCTTAATATATAGACTCTATTAAACAATTTGTTTGCTAATTTTAGCAGATCTTTCTCATATATAGGCGGTTCCTGACTTTCGTGATACGAGTCATCAATCAATTTGAAGTCGTTTAACTCAGGTATAGTTATACTATCGTTAAACCCCTGTAGCCAAGTAGATATTGGTTTCATTTCACTTATAGGATACATAACTTTAGGTCCGTTTATTCCAGGAAGATCCATTCTAAATTGAGTCAGGTGTTTAAAGTAGTTACCGTATATATTTCTGGTTGATCTATCAACAAATATTAATAGTAAAGGCTCCTTAACTTTTAAGTAGTCTTCCTCTGACTTTAAATTTATACCTGTCATATCTTTATAAGGTTCTCTCTTCTGATATTCTGCTACTTTAACTTCAAGTCTTTCTAATACGTTTTCGTCTTGATATATTATATCAAAATTAGAAGCCGTTGGTTCAGGATCAATCCTTACTATATAGTTATTGGCTTTCATCCTTTTGTAGATCATCTGTTCACCGTAGTTCCCTTTAACGGTGCTTTTAAGCTTTTGGAATTTCTGTAGTGTCATCTTTACTAATCCTTTCATTTATTTTTTGTAGTCCTATATTAAACCATTTTTGGTCTTTCTCTATACCGATATACTTACGCTTCTGATTGATTGCTGCTAAGGCTGAGTTGTAGGTTCCTGCGAAGCAGTCTAATATAGTTTCGCCTTCTGAGGTTGAATTTTGTATTAGATATTCCAACAAATCAATTGGCTTTTCGCAAGAGTGAATTTGATTAACACACCTACTGAAGTTCATTACATCAGGGGATAGGCGTGAACCCTCTTTATGTCTCAACAGGCGCTCGTTCCCATCATTGTTATACTGACGAGCGAATACTATCAATTCGTATTGGAAGGCGTATCTCTTATCAAAATCACAAAGTGAGTTGTGGTTCTTTACCCAGACTAATACGTTTGATATTTCAAAGTATTTCTCTATAATAGGGTTTAGCCAAGGGTAGGAACCCCAGCCAGTAAATATATACAGGTGTGCATCCTTCTTTAGTTTTTTCTGCCATAACTTTAAGCAATCATCCATAAGTTGTGCTACATAGTCAACCGAGTCATCGTTGAAATTCTTTTCTGGTGACCAAGTTGGTGTAAATTCAATTCCATAAGGTGGATCGGTTAATAATCCATCTATACTATTGTCTTCTAAGGTTTCTAATATCACCCTACAATCCTCGTTGTATATTTTTACATCATCTTTAGTAAATTCGTGTTCAGTTTCTTTATTACTATAGTAGTTTTCTTTTCTTGCTTCCTTTACTACTGAAACAATTGAGTGATAGTTTCTACCTGAATCTACTTTGGCTTTAACTTTGTTAATCATTTCAATCTTTTCTTTGGCTAATTTATAGCCTGCATCTACTGACTGCGTATTTACAATATTGTTTATGAAGTCCTTTACTTCTTGATCTTCTATACCGTCTACTATATTGTTGACCTCTCTAATCTTTAAGTAGTTTCTTGGTTTTAAGCCTATTTGGGCGGCGACTTTATCTGCAGCCTTACCTTTGTTCTCCACCGGGGAGATCTTCCAACCTTGGCGAGATTTAGCGGCTCGTGTTTCAATTTCTAATAGAACGTCTGACTCCCTGA